AATTGTCCATGTGAGTTACCCCAATCATGGCAGCTGCTGAAATACCCTGTACAATAAAGTTTGTGGCCCCTGTATAATATGCAGGCAATTGACCTATAAAACTATTTCCAACCGAATCAATCCCACCCTTTGCTGTTGCTGATCCATTTGTGTAAAATTTTATGCCTTGGCTTGCCCTTGTAGCTACGATTGCTGCATCAGATGTGGTATTTGCTTGCCATGCACCTGATACACCAAAAATGGCCGTTTCTGTGCCGTTCTGCCTTGCGCTAAATGATCCACCACCGGTTAATCCTGTATTATCAATTATGATTTTTCCGTATGCTGTAGAATCTTTTGCATGGATCATGCTTGATGGCGCTGTTAATCCCACACCTAAATAACCTGCTGTAGTTATTCTAAACCTTTCTGATCCATTAGCATAAAATGTAGTAAAATCATTTGCTGCATTTGTTCCTATTCTAAATTCACCTGTGGCATCTTGCCTATATAATATTTGGTATGTTCCAATGTGATAAGCATATGCAGGATCTACCGAAATATTGCCATTTAAAACGGTTAACATATCGGCTGAATTATAAGGATTTGGAATAACTCCAATTGTTCCCCCTACAATTACATTTTCTAAATCATCAAAAATTAACGAATTTGAAATACTATTTGTGCCATCAAATCTTGGCACATAGTTAATATCACCTAAACCAATTATTCCACCGGCATTCTCTAAAGCAGTTCCAAATTGTATGTTTCGCCATACTAAATCATCCTCATACCATTGTAAAATATCTGTGTCTGTACGATCAATAACCTGCACATCATGCAATTCCTCAATTTCGTAGCCATTATCTACCTTTACATAGATTTTACCATTATTTGCATGGGCATAAACTACAAAACCCATAATCACCGTATGATCTGGCGCTAATGGTTTTACATTTGTAATCTGTCCTGCAACTGTTGGTGATAAATAAAGTATATCCCCATCGGCCCATGTTTCGCCTTGTAAATCACCTGTGGTATCAATTTTATTAACTAATCCAGATGATGTTACAAATCCTTGCTGATTGTTGTTTATATCTTCAGTAACTAATCCTAATGTGCCGGCTGATGTTCCATCTGTAGTGGCTAATGCTAAATCTACTTTTAATCTTTGACCTTGCGCACCACTAATATAAACTGCCTGATAATTTTCCTCTAATAAATCATCACCGGTTTTATTTACCACCCTTGTAACTTGTTCTTGACCTACCTGTAATGTAACATTACCACCTTTTAATCTTAAATCAGCTGTGCCATCTGTGTTATTCCACGACATGGTTCCGGCTGTTACCGGAATTGCTGAATTTGTCGTATTGAATTGTACAAAATCAGATATTAAACCATAGGTGCCTAAATTTAAATCTTGTGTGGCCCCGATATATGGCACATAGCCTCCACCTCCACCACCTCCACCGTTTTCAATATTCCACCATATTTTTTCAATAGCTGATAAAATAGTATCGCTTGCCGTAACTGTTCCTGTTATTGCTACAAATCCGGCTAATGTGGTGGCTAAAACTCTGCCTGTGGTAAAATATAATCTTGTGCCTTCGGCTATTGCTGTTGTGGTGGATCCTATTGGTAGATATAAAGCATTGGCAGCAGCTAATGATAAATAGGTATTTGAATCCAATGATCCATCACCTTTTAAAAATTGTGATGATGTTCCACCTGTTACCTTAAATTGTGCTGCTCTTAAAAATCCATTTTGATCAATAAATACGTTTGATCCACCACCAAAACCATCTGAAATCTGCTTTTCACTTGCCGTTAATATATCATTATCTATTAATTTTAATAGCGCTTTGTAGGTATCTGCAACAAGTTTACCGGTTAATGTAGCCATTTAATATTGCCTTTATATTTCGTGCAATTTAGGCAAAAAATCGTTTAAAAATTTGTTGGCCGATTGCTAACAATATGAGGATAATTAATATCTGATTTATTAATGTCTGGAACCATCCTATTTTTTTGGTTTCTGATTCCCTGTAAATAGTCTTTGTTATGTATCTATATTCGATTCTATATTCATTGCTATTTAAATAAGGATAGTAATTAATAGTTGCCTTTAGCTTGTTCTTTTCTCCACTTATGATCACTTCACCTTGCTGACCTTTTATCCTTTCTCTAAATGGCTTTAAAATGCCATTAGAATCGCATGGATTTATAATCAATATCGTATCTTTTAATTCTTTATATTCTGTGATTATTTTAGTGATCACCACTGAATCTTTTTGATCAGTGATTACAGGTGATTGCTTTACTGATCTACACGAAAAACTAAAAATGATTAGTAAAAATCCTAAATATTTCATGATTGAAAATATAGTTTAGCTTCGGCCATTCTTCTAATGGTTAATCCGGTTAATGTTTTTCCACCTGATTTATTCCATTTTAAAAATTCATCTCTGATTGTTAGATCATTAGGATCCTTATTGACTTTCTTTAATAACGTAGATCCTTTTAAATTGTTTGGCCCCACATTATAGCAAAATGAACATAATGCACTAAATTGATTGCTGTTTATATCATCCCTACAGAATGAATCTACTGATCTTTGAAATGGTTTTAATAAATCCATCAATAATTCTGTGGCTTTTTCCTCTGTGATTGCAGGATCTGTTAATTTTACTTTGCTACCATCTGGATAAAATGTAGATCCATACCCAATTGTATTAACTCCGGCAGGACATTTGTATGGTTTTGCTTTAAACCCTTCAAATTTCTTAATTAAATCTATTCCTAACTGATTGCAGGATATTATTTTCACTTTATTGGTTTTGTTTTAATAACCTTTGGCGCTTTTCCTATCTTTAAATTGTGGTTTTCTACCCTTAAACCTTCAATTTCTATGGTTAATTCATCCACCTTTTTGCTTAATTGATCCACTTTCGCTTCCAATTTTTCATTCATGGCAGTAAACATATCAATAACTTTCTGGGAATTTTCTAATTGTATTGTACTTATATCGGCATTTTCTTTTCTTCTACCAACGATCCATCCTATAAATGCTGATCCTGCTGATGTGATAATGCCTATTAATGTTTCCCTTAATTCCATTGTTATAATTGTTGAATTTTATTTGATATTTCTACGATGCCACGAAAATAGGTATAATCTGAATCCTCATCAGTCAAATAGGTAGTTCCTTCATTTACGCAGGTAAATACAGAAAACCCATCAGCTGACAAATCAAAATAACCTGCTGATCTTGTTCTAATTAATTGTAAAATTTGTGAAATTGCTTGATTGGCTTGTAGTTCTCCACCCGAATCGCCACTAAATCTTGTTACTACTTCAATTCTTGTTAGGGTTTCAGTAATATAACTTGATCTGTTAAAATCAGCTTCATTTGTACTGACTGAATAAACGTAAATGTATGGGTAAACTGATGTGCTTGGCACCCTATTATAAACAGGTAAAACCGTAGCATTTAATGTAATGGTTCCGGTTAATCTGGTGATGATCGCCTTGCGAATAAATTGGATTGCCTCTAACATTATTTAGTCAATTGTTTAATTTTATTATCTAACCTAATTTCTAATTTATTTAATTCCTTTTTAACATTTGTAAAGAAAAATGGCCTTGCAGGCAAAACAACATCTTTAACACCTTTGCCTTTAAACTGCGCTGCGTAACTATCATTAAACCCCAATGCCTTTAAATGGCTTAAATCTACCTTTCTACCTGTACCAAATTCAACGTATGGCGCATAAGGTGCCTTGGCAAATATACTCACTCTATTTTTTCCTACCCTTTCAAAAAAGATACTTTGCATCAAATTGCCTGTATCTTTTTTTACATCTACTTTCATTCCCTGTACTGCAAATGCAGCTGTATAGGCCAACTCATTTGATAATTCCTGTGCTGCCAATTGGCCTAACTGTTGGATCTTTTTCTTTAATGAATTTAAATCCCCTTCATTAATTGTTATGCCATCCTTTTTTGCCATTACCCTTCAATCTTGGTAGCTGTTATTTTAACCCAAAAATTTTCAATGGTTTGGTATCCAGAATTAATCCTGTATGTGGAGGCATTTCCTTCAACCTGTAATATATCCTGATTCTGAATTAGATCAGCTGTTGGCCTTCTAATCATGATTTCAATTTGTGTTTCAAGGGATCTAATTCCATTCTTTGCTGAAATATCCCCAGATGTTTCCAAAACTCTACACCAATATGTTCCAATCACAGCTGTGGTAGATGTCCACCCACCATAACCATCAGCAGTTTTTGTCAATCTGCTTACTATAATTCTTTGCTTTAGATCACCTGATGTTAATGCCATTATACAAACATTGCTTTATACCCATTTAAAATACTTTGTGCCGATGATGGTACATCCTGCACAATGGTTCCTGTAACGTAATCAGTTCTATTATCATAATAAGTACTTACCATCATTAACAATGCCTGCTTTAATAGGCCATCATTCATGCCGGCTGTAGTGTAATTAATCTTAATATTAACTGCATCGCCAATTAATTCTATAATCTTATCATCTAAACCAAATACGGTGTATTGTAAAGCTGTATTATCTACTGTGCCTGTAACACTTTGGATTGATGCTATTGGGCCAAATGGCACATCAATTAACAAATCAAAACGTACTGATGGTAAATAATATGTTCTTGTCTTTGCGACTATATCTCTGGACATAAAGTTTTCGGCTGCTATTCTTGCAGCTGTGATCATAGTACCAATCAGCGCATCATCTGCTGATGTATCAATTCTTACAAAATTTTTAACATCATTAACAGTAATAATTTCTGATCCTGTTGTGCTATTTATTTTTATTTGGCGCATTTTTCTTTTTGCTTATAGCTTTTGTTTCGTAAACTATTTTTTCTTCTTTGGTTTCTACTTCGGCCACTTTGATTTCTTTTGTTTCTGCCTCCACCATTACACCAATTTTCTTTTCTAAATAATATTTTTCAAGATCCTTTGGTAAATAATATGATTCACCTGCAATGTGCATGGTTTTACCATTACAAACAGTTTTTATTATTTTAATTTGTGCCATATTAATCGATGTTTTCGGCTATCTCTAAAGATTGTTCATCAATAACCGGATCTATAATTTCTTCTATTACTTCTTCTACTTTCTTGGATGATTTAATGGCCCATCCTTTTGATATAAACAATTTTTCAATCTCGGATGAAACATCAAAAATACCGTATGCCTTATAATAGTTTATACCATCATTGACATTTTTTAGCATTGTTATTTTGCCCATATTGTTTTATTTTTTGAACAAATATAAAAGAAAATGGCACCCG